TAAGATATAGTCTAATCCTTATTGAAAAATAAGGTAGAGGAAATGTACAGGTAATCCTCAAATTACTTTCTGGAAAGTAACATACCGCAGATATACTAACTTCGCCATTGAGTCTATCGAACAGACTTTCAATGGCCAGGCTGATTTTGGACGCAGAGTGCAATGCGTGATCAGCCGCAACGGTGACCTCGCTTACAGAACCTATCTGCAAGTGACCCTCCCCGAAATCAACCAACTTATGGGTCTTGGCAACTACACCACCGGCCAAAACACCGGTGTCTATGCCCGTTGGTTGGACTTCCCCGGCGAACAACTCATCGCCCAAGTCGAAGTCGAGATTGGTGGTCAACGCATTGACCGTCAATATGGTGACTGGATGCACATCTGGAACCAACTGACCATGACCTCCGAGCAACAACGTGGATACTTCAACATGATTGGTAACACCACTCAATTGACCTTCATCACTGACCCCTCCTTCTCTGATGTCGAATCCCCTTGCGACTCCATGGCTCCTCGTCAAGTGTGCGCCCCCCGTAACGCCCTCCCTGAGACCACTCTGTACGTGCCCCTCCAATTCTGGTTCTGCACAAACCCTGGTCTTGCCCTCCCCTTGATTGCTCTTCAATACCACGAAGTCAAGATTAACCTTGATATCCGCCCTATTGATGAGTGCTTGTGGGCTGTTACCACCCTCAACTGCCAAAACCAACCCTGGCAAAACAGTTCGGCTGCCCAATACTCCGTTGGACGCCCTGTTCCTGCCACCATCGCCTACAACCAATCTCTTGTGGCTGCCTCCCTCTACGTCGACTATGTCTTCTTGGACACTGACGAACGCCGCAGAATGGCCCAGAACCCCCACGAGTACTTGATCACCCAGCTTCAATTCACTGGTGACGAGTCCGTCGGTTCATCCAGTAACAAGATTAAGCTCAACTTCAACCACCCCGTCAAGGAGCTCATCTGGGTTGTCCAACCTGACCAAAACGTTGACTATTGCTCGTCCTTGACTTGCGATGCTCTCTTGTTCAAGGTCCTCGGTGCCCAACCCTTCAACTACACCGATGCCATTGATGCCCTCCCCAACGCTGTCCACGCCTTCGGTGGTCCCGCCGCTGTTGCCGCTGATTCCCGCGCTTACATCGATGCCCAAGGTCTCTTCCAAGACGCTGGTGCCCTTGACTACGACCCCGCCACTTTCCTCCCCAACTTCACTGGCTATTGGCACGGTCCCTCCAACCCTTACAACGAAGTCAACCTCGGTGGTCCACAAGTTCCTTTGAACACTGCTGGCCTCCCCGCCTCCGTTGTTCAACAACTCTCCAACCCCTCTGCCGCTCCTCACCTTGACAACTCTGGTGTCTCTGATGCCGGTACGTTCGTGCTCTCCGAGACCTCCCTCGATATGCACTGCTGGGGCCAGAACCCCGTTGTCACTGCCAAGCTCCAATTGAACGGCCAAGACCGCTTCTCTGAGCGTGAAGGAACCTATTTCTCATGGGTTCAACCTTACCAGGCACACACCCGCAACCCCGATGAAGGCATCAACGTGTACAGCTTCGCATTGAGGCCCGAAGAACATCAGCCCTCAGGGACGTGCAATTTCTCCAGAATTGACAATGCTACCTTACAGCTTGTGCTCTCCAACGCCACCGTTGAGGGAACAAAAACTGCCAAGGTCCGTGTCTATGCCACCAACTACAACGTAAAAATTCTTAGTGCGTTGAAAAGCTACCCACAAAGACGATGTGAGCTCTCGTCTTTGGAAAAAATGGTTAAGCACTCACCCAGTATGCTAGTAGCTAGTGAAATTGTCTGCTTTTGACTACATTCAATTTTGCAAAACACCTTGTTGTTCGGGAAACCCCTGAGAGCCTTCTACACCAAGCGCAAAGCCGAAAGGTTTGCGTGGCAGAGATTTAACTCTGGTATGGTAATAGTTAGAAGGATTGGGCAATCCGCATGCTTACTACCTAAATCCGCTAGATACACGATAGGATATGGTAGGGCGTCAGAGACTGAACGGGTGTTGGTCAGCTGTGAAGATTTAATACATCTGAGCTGGCTTAAGATACAGTCCAATCCACTAGGGAAACTTAGTGGTATACATAATGGCTAAGAATTATGTCCGGCATGGGTGGGTTAGCGTACAGCAATTAAGCAGTGCGTGTTTCACACTTTTGCCAACAATTTGTTACACATTGATTTTAAAGAAACACATATTAACAAACCTATATTATAACAATTGTTCAATTATAATACAGCTTTTTGAAGGTAAAGAATCATAACTCAAATAATTGCAAAACCAATTTAAAAACACATCGAGTACGTGATACAATATACAACGATGAACATATCGGAAGATAATCTACAGCATCTCGCAAGATTTCACGATAGCCCACCCAGTCCATCTTATATTGCTGGATTTATTGATGGAGATGGTTGCATTTTTATCAGGAAAATATCGGATGGTTACCAGTCAGGATTTGCCATAACGCAGTGCAGAACCAATATTTTGCAAATAGTGCGGTATCATTTTGGTGGAAGCATCACCTCTAGCATGAATAGAAACAACAAAACCGCAAATATGATGGACGAAGACGGAGAATACTACCACAAACACAATGTGCGCAACCAATACAATCTGTTAGTTCGTAATAACGAATATGGACTGCTATTGGATTACTTGAACGGCGTATTGATAATAAAAGAAACGCAGTACCAATGTTTGCGACAATTTAGCAAGCTTGCAAATTTAGTGAACATGGACGATGAAAAAGAGCTACTATATGCTAGATGTTCACAAGTAAATAAGCATTGTGAGTTGGACCACACCATTGTGTCTAGGTTGAATATCGAGTACATTGCTGGCATATTTGACGCAGAAGGTTGCATCTACATTGACATTTTAAGCCTCCAATGTCGCATATCAATCGCCCAAAAGAATCATCCACTTATTCTGATGGAAATAGTGAAATATTTAGGGTTCGGTGCTGTCATATGTCATGACTTCGTCATTTGGAAACGTACTGAGTGCCAACGCTTTATCAACCTTGTGAAAGAACATCTTATCGTCAAGTACAATCAAGCACATGCATTGGAAACTTTTTTGACTACTTCTCACCAAGACGTACAACGTGAAATGTATAAGATTTGCAACCGAGAAAAGCATGAAATTGAACTCTTTCATGACCTGAATCAGAACAACAAGGGCAAAGAAGGATACTTCCACATGTTACGTGTTCGTATGAATAAAGAGAAGGTTTTCAAAGAAATACATTTGCGGCAAGTGTATAGAGAGAAATCAAGCAAAATGAAAGGTGCAGGCAATCACAATTTTGGCAAAAAGTTTAGTGAAGAAACACGCCACAAAATGTCCTCCTCTATACGCAATACAAAAAACGGTGTTACAGATGAAGTAATTTTGGAAGTGAGAAAACTCATTCACGATGGGCATAGAAATAGTGAAATCCAAGAAAGACTAGGACTTGCAAGGCATACTGTGACTAGAATCAAAAACGGCCAACTTGTATGCAGAGTGGAGATTAAACCTGAACGTATTGCTTTGTCGCAAGTGGAAATCAATCTCTCCAAGAGAAAAATCACAGGAGACGAGATAATAGTTGCAACCGAAAAAATAATTGAAAACTGGACACCAATGAAAATATTGACTATGTTGGTTGAATTGAGAAACAACGCCGGCAAACCTAATACGCTTTCTATTGATATTGTCAAGAACATCAAGAGAAATCTTTTAAATGGGAAAATGCTTATTTATGAATCTGAAGTGACCAAAGAGAGATATTCATACTATAAGTCACTTGTAGACAGCATATGACGGCATGTGACCATATAAACATTTTTGCAAGTTTTTGCTGTAATAATCGACTAATTCTACTTTCTCTTTGTCATTTAACTTTTCTAATACTAAAATTAACAATGCAAATGCTTTTCTGTAGTCCCTTTCATGGATAAAATTATCAATGTTCTTATTCGAAGCAGAAATATACTCTTCGTCTTTGCTCTCCATTATCCATTATAGATGTAATTACATGGTTTTTTTTTAAGTATTTTGGTTTGGTGCATTTATTTAAATATTCTCTGATATCGCGTATTTTCTCTCTCATCCCCGTTTTTTAGAGTGAGCTTATCAATAAAATTTTACTCATCAGCTCAATTTTATATATATAATCATATTTATTATAGCAACAATATATATATAATATATTGCATGGTGAAATACGCAAAAAACACCCTGGCGAACGAGAGACAGCTCCTGGTACAAAAGCATCAGGGTCAAAGACCAAGTATCCCATCTCATCTAACGGTTCATGACAGCGCTCCGGTAAAACATGCAATCAGTGCTAAGAATAAACCCGCCTCTATCATGACGCATGAACACGGACAGCCCCGCACCAAGAAACAAACTATTCAAGAAAAACGACCCCATCCATTTGAAAAACTTTTGAGCACCGAAAGAGTGTATTTAAGCATTATATCAAATGGTTTCACTCCATTGGAAGACAAAAAGATTCTAACATTCACCATGCCAACCGACATCAAAATGAAATTCGTTCCTTTTGCAACCCCTGGTTTCATGCATTATGCTCCCACACACTCTAAAAAGTTTCGCCAATCGGCTCTTGTGAAGATTAGAGAGATGGCCACACTCGCAAAAGATACTTCGTTCGATGACTTAAACAGTTTGATTCATTCATTGGCATTCGATGTAGGCACTGGTTGGGTTTCGGAAGCCCATCCCAGTGTTGGGACAGTGACAAGCGACGAAGAAGTCCATCGAATTACCACTGTTTTACCAGGTTCGGAAATGGTGAACTACGAATATAAATATCTTGATAATGATGATGTTGAAGACGGAGATGAAGATGAAGATGAAAGTACAGAAATCTATATGATTTTTCCTGAAGACAAGACCCGCCCTCTCAACATTACTCGCATCCTGTTTGGAGTAAAAAAGACCAAAAAAGTTATTACTTTATCCGATATTGTCGATTTCTTCAAGGAAAAAGGTGTCAAAGAAATCGTTCTGTTGGATTTCAGCAGTTCTTTTTTCCTGAAAAAATCAAAACACAAACAAAAAATTATTGCCCCTGGCACCGACATGTTTGACTATCTCCGCTCTACGCTCCCCAAACACCATGGAGGAGTAACAAGAAAAGCAAACAAATCTAAAAAACATTCTCAATCTCAAAAACGCCGACATTACTCACGAAAACGCAACCAGCACAAATCGAACAGACGTCATTCAAATTGAATGAAGACTATCTAGTTTCTTTTTTTTTATAATTATGATGAACAATAATAATAAAAAAATGCTTTTATTGGAATGTAAGTATATATGATTGCAGTTCCGATTGAAATAGTGAATAAAATTTTAGTGTATGTTGGTGAATTAAATCATGAAATGATTATTACACAATATGATATCTGTTCACGCGAAGCATTTTATAAATTGAATTGGCACAGTAATTTACTCTGGCAAATCAAAGCATCGCTGCGTATGAAACAACTTTATCCTCTCTATCCTACACTGAATGGAGGCGGATTTACTAACAAGTCCTGTATTAAACTCTACCAATCTGGTGTTTTACATTATCAAAAAGAATTGCAACTGACGAATAACTAAAATTTATACTTTAATTTATCAATCCATCACACAAGAATTGGTGCATAAAATTGTGGTCAACATTTTTTATTTAATACTCTTCGTGTTGTTCCATCTCAAAATCCTCAAACTCATTTCCCATCGCAGGTTCTTCTTCATCCTCCTCGTCTTCTTCTACCTCAACAAATACACCAGCTTCATACGCTACCTTCTTGCTGTTGAACAAGATATTCATGTTGATGACTTCCGGTTTCTCTGTATTGGACGTAAACAGCTTGGCTATCTGAGCGTCGTCTCGAAACCGAACCGTATACGTCTGTTGCACATTGTTGCGACCAATGCGCCCCATAGCCTGAATGACCTTTTCTTGGGTCAAGTCCAAGTCCTTGCTCAAAAATCCATGACAGAACTGGTAATTGGTGCCATAGATGTAGTCGCTCGAAGCAATAATCATGTACAACTTCTGCTCGTCTGCCAACTTTTTCATGATTTCCGTATACGTAATGTTTTCATGGTTGATGAACACACCAATACCCATCATCAGCAGAACTTTCCACAGATTGTCAACCCCGTTCAATGCCATAATGTCCGCCACGATTTGCTCGTCAATCGAGCTGGTAAAGGCGTTCGGAATGCTCGGGTCGGGGGACCATTTCTCCAAGTGGTGCTTTTTGTTGGGTACGAAGGTGTCATTCAGTGAAGCACGTTTAATCATTGCACGCAAGGTGTTCACCTCTTCAGTCATCTTGCTCAAAGCCCCCTTGTTCATCATCTCTTCAGGAAGGTCCTTGCTGAGCTTCTTCGGGTCCTTGTTCGATTTGCTCCTACCAGTCACGCGTTGTCCACCGTGAAAACTGCTCACTTCATTGCGCACCTTCTGCTCGATGTCTGTCTTGATGATGTCGATGTTGGTTTCAATGGCATGGATTTTCTCGTTGATGACGTTGTTGTACTCAATCTTCTTCATGATTTCCTCCATGACAATAGGAGGGATATTGGCCTGCTGGACACAGAACTTCGCGATTTTTTCAATGTCATTGGAGATGAAGATGGTGGGCCCATCCGTAAGTGTGTACGCGTCTTTGGTTGTGACATATGCACCGGACGTACCCACGACACTTTGTTTAGCAGCCGATATCATCTGTTCAGAAGCCAATCTAGACAAGGGGGCACCCGACAACCCATTGCGATTGGTGTCAGTGATTCTTGTCACGGTTGCACCAGGTCCCACGCTGCGCACCTTCTGAATGGGGTTTCCTTTGGCATCTATCACACCATTTTCCAGAATCCGTGGTCTGCGGGCACTGGTGAAATGGCTGTAAATAAGCGGCCAATGAAGCGGTTGGATATTGGCTAACATGGTAATGTAGTACATCTTGATGTTTTTCATGTTAATGGCGTCCAGGTCCTCGAAGAAGCGGTCCACTCTCATTTTCTTGTTGGCATAATTGTTGCGGTTCACAAAGGTAATGAAGTCGACAACCTCCTTCAAATCAAAGTAACGTAAGAGGGTCAAGTAATCAGCACAATGATGCGCGATGTGTAACATCTCCTCATAGCTCTCGCTCAAATAATGAGGAGCAACCACAAACCCATCCTTATTCACAATTGGAATCGACTTTTTGCAGTCATGGCTGACAATATTGCAAATTTCTGCACCTGGAAAGCGGTTTAGGAAATCGGGAATGGTCTCTGTGAGTTCGTTTTCCTTGGGCAACGTGGCAGACGATAACACCACGGTAGGAATCTTGTTTTCGCGCCAGTTCCTGCGAATAGTGGTATGGAATTCATGCTCCGGGTAGTCCATAGTGATGGTGGGTTCGTCCCAATACGTGACAATGTCTTGCGCACGGAAGAAGGCCAACATGTAGTACATGGCGGGCAGATAGGACTTGATGTCACAAATCATGATTTCCACTTTGGTACCCACACTGTTGTCGACCTTGCCGATGCCACCTGTGTACTTGTTGACGGTGAAGTCTTTGGCCGAAAAGTAGTGCAAACGAATGTCGTCCGCGCTAGCGCATCCAAAGGCAAAGGCCACGCGTTTGTTTACCGAAATAGCGGCGCGAGCCAGTGCCAACCCCACATGACGTGCTGCACATACGAAGATGATGCGATGCTGTTCTGACAACGCAATTGGTGTCAAGGTCTTGCCCGTCCCTGTGGGGGCCATGTACATAATCAGTTTGGGGTTCGGACGTTTGACGACGGTGAAGATTTCTTTTTGGTGTTCATACAAGACCAAGTCACCGTACTTGAGCAAGCTCATGTTTTTCTCAATGAATTCCACTGCATTCTCAATGATAATATGTTTTTCGATTTCATCTGCAAATTTCTCTAACACAAGGTTGACCAAGTTTTTCAAATGCATGTTCAGGCGTGCAATATTGTTACGAATCAATTTATACAAGACGAAATAGTGATAATGAAAGGATTTGACGTCTCCACTGCGTTTAAATACCATCAATTGCTCCAAGTGACCAAGTAAGACCATTTCGTAGACATCATTGGTGCGAATACTGTCTTCGTCAAATCTCTCCAATCGAATGCGGTCACTCGAATTCGGTTTGATGTCCGCATTGATTTTCATGGGTTTGTAGGCAGTGTCTATAGCCTTCAATTGGGCCTCCACTTTATCCACTTTGGTACGGAGAAATTTATTGTAGACAAAATCCTCCATTTTCTCTGAGTATTCTATCTTTAGAAACGTAAAGATAGAATGGTTGTTGTTCACTCGGGTAGTCACATCATGATATCCCGAGGTTATCAACCCCAACACGTCTAACTCCGATTTGGGAACAGAAATCTCAATCGAATCCCACTCTGACTTGTTCAGTTTGCGTTGCTTAAGGTCCATTTTTTGTGTTTGCAAAGAAGTGTATGAATTACTTAATATAATGGTTGTGCCTTTAAGTTCGTTTCCTAGAATCAATTTTTTTGTCTACTTCAAAGAACGATACCAGTTTTTGGTTTCCGGACTTCATCGTATACAAGATGAACATCAAAGAGTATATTTTGTTTAACCCTCAGGATAATGTAGAATATGTCTCCATGGTTGAATAAATGCATGACACAACCAATCAAGGTCATAATAAGTATAAAATAAAATTGAAAACCATTTTATAAAATCAGGAAATAGATACAACCCAAAACAAATATAAACAGAGCGTTCGAATATTGCTTAAGAAATGAACTGTGAAATTCAACTTGTCTCGATTGAGGGGAACATTGGTTCCGGGAAGTCCACCCTCTTGGCCAACTTAAGAAAGCATTTCGATGGAAATCATCGTGTCGTGTTTCTCAAAGAGCCAGTGGATGAATGGGAACAAATCAAAGACCAATCTGGAGTGACCATGTTAGAGAAGTTTTATGCAGACCAAGAGAAGTATTCGTTTCCTTTTCAAATGATGGCCTACATTTCCCGTCTGAAACTCTTACGAGAGACATACCTTCGCCAGATGAATTCTACGGAGAAAACGCAAATCATTGTCATTACAGAGAGAAGCCTCTTCACAGACAAATTGGTGTTTGCAAAGATGTTATACGATACAGGCAAAATCGAACACATCAACTACCAAATCTATTTGAAATGGTTTCACACATTTGCGGACGACTTTCCTATCCACAAAATCATTTATGTGCAGACGGCTCCGGAGGTTTGTCATGCACGTATTGGCAAGAGAAGCAGAGAAGGCGAGGACAACATCCCTTTGGACTATTTGGTGGCATGCAACCAGTACCATGAAAACATGTTGGACAAATCTTCTTCCGAGTGCGTTTGCCAAGAGCAACTGGTTTTGAACGGAAACGTAGACATCTATCAAGAGACCACTGTCTTAGAGTCATGGATCAAGACCATTGAAGAATTCATTTGTTAGGATGATTAGCAGACAAGAGAAGTGAAGAGAAGTGAAGAGAACAGCATAGCGCTGATTTTGACTATTATGACCACATGTTCATTGTTTTGATTTAAAAAAAAAATATTGAAAAAACAATGCAACTTTTTAAATCATTTATTTGGTGCGTACGATTAAAAAGACCGCCATCGTCACCAATCCAGAAAGGAAGTTGGATACGAACAACCAGTTTTGTAAGAAATTGTATCGGGATTGTTTGAATTCATCAAAGAAGTGCAATGATATCATAAAACAACCAATACTATACATCACCAAGAAATTACGGTCAATTCTGTTATTCTTGAGCAAGGTATAACAAACATAAAATACGGAGAGAGCTTTCAAGACTGCACCAAGTGCTACGACGTCAACGAATCGTTCAATCGAAACCATTGTAATGCCTAAATAATTATATTATATGGAAATATATTTATTTTTTTTCACTGATGAATTTCATGCTCCAAGAAATAGCTGACCAACATTTTTACCAACACGAGGGTTACCACAATGACCAATTGTTTATAAGATGTGATGAAAAAGAGTTTGAATATTTGTGCACCCAATATAAACGACAAAGACGCCCCAATGGATTCGCCTAAATCGATCCGTGTATCTAGGTAACCCATTGATGGGTCATTGTATTCGCGTATGTACGTCACTGCAGAACGAAATATGCTCAAGGTGATGATGAGAAAGCAAAAAGTGTAGGCGATGGCTTCCACAACTTTTGTTGCGTTTTGGAGCAAATGTTGGTACCTGTCCAGTAATTTCATATACTGTATATGGAGAAAGAAAGAGTTGTTAGAGAGAAAAATCGACCACCAATGGATAATGGTCGGAATTGTATTTACCACAAAACTCTTCGTAACCATGGTAGACGAAGACATTGCGAATATGGTTACGCACACCCTCTGTGACTAAGACATGGTCTATCATTGAATAATCCGCCGGGGATGCAGTATTGCAATTGTTGTCTGAATCCCACCAATCGCTGTAGCGGTCTCCTTGAGGGATATATTGAGCCACATTGTTCAACAAATAGTGGCCAGCAAGTGCACCCCAAGTGCCTTTCAAAATGTCGAGCACATGCGACGTCGGTTGGTGATTGTTGATGTCCAGCACCTCCGCATCGTAATCGTTGAAGTCACCAATCACCACCACTTCGTATGCACGCTCAATATAATCCGCAATCACTGCTTGTAACACGGTTGCTTGCGCTTCTCGTTGGGCACACCGTGCAGGGTCAGTAGGAATCGCCAATAAGTGCGCCCCAATCACAACGACTGCATAATCTCCAAAGAGGAACTCGGTGATATAGTGTTTGCTGACCCCCGACGTGCCAGAGGCACCTGTGTAGCCACATAACGACCCGGGCACGGGATAACTAGCCTTCTGCTCTGTGCGATACAGGTTTAGTAAGGGGTCAATACGAGTAAGAATCCCCACATTCTGGCCAGTTCCTGTGTCAGTGCCTTTTTTTAAGTAGGGGGCGTATGTCGCGTCTGCTAGTCGTTCGTTCAACATGACCAACTCATCACATCCTTCCACTTCGCAGAAGTTGATGACATCTGGATTCAGTTCACGCACCACCTTGGCAACGTAATCCATGTGGGTCAATGCCTCGCTCTGGTTGACCCAAGTGCAGCCTGTACCAGGACAGTTCATAGGACTATAATAGTCAACAAACAACCACTCCACGTTGTATTGCACAAGGCGCAACTTGGTGAAGTCTGTTCGTCGGTCACTGCCTGGATTGAGGACCACTGGACATTCCGTTTCAGCTCTTCCATGGACACTGAAGAGAGAAAACACCAACACAGCCGCAAGGAAGAACTTCATTCTTTTATATTGTTTTCGATAAAAAAAAATATAATATAAGAAACAATCCCATCCAGAAGTATGTATACGTTAAACTGATTTAAACAGTTTTGACTATAAGATAGCAAACGACATTATGCTGCAAAACACCATTCTACCTAAAATCGGACTAGCCACGGAGGTGACACCCCTAAAGATATTCCCTGAGTTTGACTATCGAATGAATTTTGACGGATGCAGTAAATCCAATCCTGGACTGGCTGGCGCTGGAGCGGTCATTTATCATAAAGGGCAAGAGTATTGGGCCAATCATTTCTTTGTCGGAGAGCACTTCACTAACAACCATGCGGAATATGCTGGTCTCATTATGGGTCTGCAGCAGGCAAAAGAGTTTGACATCACACATCTCTATGTAGAAGGAGACAGCCAACTGGTGATTAACCAGATGAAGGGGATCTATAAGTGTCGCTCAGAGAACTTATTGGAACTGCATGAGCGAGCCAAGAACTTGGCGTCTCACTTTGAGAAAATAGAGTTTGCCTATATTCCGAGAGAGCAAAACAAACGCGCTGACCAATTGTCCAACATTGCTGTGGAACAGCACTTGATGATGAAGGACGACGCATAAAGAATGAGAATGTGAATG